CAGGGGGGAGTATGACACAAATCATAGAAACTGCCTCAAATTATCAATCTTTAAAAACAGCAGAATTGCTCTTAAAATATAAAGAGAAAAAAAGAAACTTCAAACCATATGTCATCTGGATCCACGGTGAAAGTGGTTCAGGAAAAACTAAGACTGCTTATGAGTTGATGCCCGATTTATATCGTAAAACAAATAGCAGCGGTAAATGGTGGGATGGCTATGATGCGCACCCCGATGTATTATTAGATGATATCAAAGACGCTAGTCAGTCTAATTATAGTTTACTCTTAGAATTATTAGATCGTTACGATGTTAGGGTTGAAACTAAAGGTGGTTCACGCCAATTTCTCGCATCACGAATTTATGTAACAAGTATATTAAGTCCCTACGAATTATTTAGGCATATTGATCCTGAAATCAAAGAGCTAAAGCGAAGAATAGATGAAATCAAACTATATTCAATCATATAACAATTTTTTTGCTATAATGAAAAATTAAATTGACTAACACACTCGCCCCGATCCACTTTAGTGGGTTGGGCGATTTTATTTTTTAGAATACCACAACAATTATTATTTTTCCAAAAAATAAAATCTTTAGCAATATTATAATGCCTGGTTACCAACCAAAAAACAAACGCAAACCCGCTTTTCGTAAACCTTACGCAAAACGCAGAGCAAAACCCGTCAGGAAAACTAACATTGGATTAGCAAAAAAAGTTATGACCTTAACTCGTCTCATAGGAACACCTGAAAAGAAGAAATATACTTCGTCTATTCAAGACCAGGCAGTAGGACAGTGTAACGTTAATGCTAATGGTTACCACGTATTTAACGCGACCCCACAAATGGCACAGGGTAATACATCTATTACTCGTGTAGGAAATAATATAAATTTAATATCGTCTCATTTTAAATTTCAATTTCAAGCTATGTCAAACTGGAATACAGGTTGTCGTGTTAAAATAATGTTGATTAGAGTAATTGGGGCACCCACTTCAGCGTCATTAGTTCCTGCTGATATGTTTTTAAATAACACATTTATTACAGGTGGATCTATTATAGATTATAATAGTGATCGTAATGAACAAACCTTTGGTAATTACCAAGTATTAAGAACAAAAACTTTTAGAATGAAAGATAACAATCATACAAATCAACTTCCAATTTATACAGGCTCATTTGGTATCAAATATAAAAAACATCAAATTAAATTTTCCGCTGATGGTAGCACGAGTATAGTAGCAGGTCAATTAATTATGTTAATTGTCGCCGATAATGGTAATGCATCAACTACATTAGTATCGTCTTTAGCTGGCACAGCATCTACAGGCACATTAACAGGTTGTTATTATCAAATGGATTTAAGCCATTGGTATACAGATAATTAAAATATATATATTAAGGAAAAACAACTTAAAAAGATATTATATTAATAATATAATATCCTTTAGATTCAAATCTTTAGGAATAGTCGGGGTCTAGTATTACCCCCGACTTCTGTGTAATTTCTTCTGTGTAGTTTTTCTAAAATAATTTTAATTGCGTTATTTTTTAAAAATTTTTATCTTTACATAGTATATAATGAATACTCGCTCAAGAGCCTGGTGTTTTACACTTAATAACTGGACTGAAGATGCCCGAACTATGTTACGGGATGAGGTCTCACAAATAGGAACATATTTATGTTTCTCACCTGAAATGGGATCAACAGGAACTCCACATTTACAAGGATATGTTTACTTCGATAATGCTAAGACATTCGCGAAAGTGCTAAAAATTTTGCCTAAAGGGTCTCATATTGAGGTGGCAAAAGGAAGCCCAGCAGAAAACGCGGATTATTGCGGCGAAGCCGATTATGAAAGAGATAAAAAAAAGAAATATAAAAATCCTTTATTTGAAAGTTTTGGCACCAAACCAGCTCAGGGAAAACGAAATGATCTACAAACTATAAAAGAACAAATCGCCTCAGGGGGGAGTATGACACAAATCATAGAAACTGCCTCAAATTATCAATCTTTAAAAACAGCAGAATTGCTCTTAAAATATAAAGAGAAAAAAAGAAACTTCAAACCATATGTCATCTGGAT